AAAGCATCGGGAAGCTTCCCTACATTATTACCTGCTGCTTGAAGTCCATTCATTATTCCATAACCACCACCGAGACCCCCACCAATGCCATCGCTGGCACCACCAACAACTCCTTCGGCAATATCCCTCTTGATTTCACCAAGAGGGCCCTGAAAGGCTTGCTTCTCCCATTGTTGTCCATTCTGCATTGCCGGTGTAGAGTTTGGCATATACAAAACAATGGGCGGTCCCACAGCCGGACCATTACCGCCGCCTGCATTAGACCTATATTCGTGTGGGGTCAGAGTAATAAAATCACCACTCCGAACTTCCGATGGATATCTAAGCATGTCAGTTACTCTTGATAGATTTAATAGGAAATTTCATCATATCATTCAATTCTTCATCATGTATTTGATGAATGTTAGTTAATACTTCCCTCCAAGTGTATCGTCTGGACTCCTCCCAATGGAAGTTGTAACCAGTGAAGCCCCATGGGAATACACTGGTGCAGACAATGAAAGGATACTGATCGTATTGAATTCCTTTCGTCTTTGCTTTATATACAAACACATAATATTTATCAGGTAATGGAACAATCTCACTCGGAGAAAGATTATCCATCAACAACTTCATATTATATGTTGGGTTACTGGATGTCCTCTTCATCAGAGGCTTTACCCTGTTCATGCCGTTTCAGTTCTAGGATTAGCATTCATGCTGTAACTCTCAAACATAAACGAGACATCGAATGTAGCATACGAGTCTGTCCTATCGGATCCCAAAGAGATAGATCCTAGTGACATAGGAAAGGCATTAATAAATTCAAACTCAAGAACTTTATTATATTGATTTTCATAACTGGGGCCATTCGGAAATGATATACCTCTCTGAGATGACGGAAGTTCCAGTTTAGACAGAGTGATAGGAGCAACAATTTTTCTATAAAAAGACATCCTTTGTGTCCTATTCACACCAGTCTGGTTGGCACCGAGAGGAGTAGTAGTATCAAGCCAATTCCTTAAAGATTTGTAGGCATTATAAGTCTTGTCTGCAATCAGTGTGAGGGTAAGTGGCTTACCATATAACATCTGTGTGGGTTGGTCTCTCACGATACCCATATACTCATGACCATTAGCGGTGATGGTATTGACAGAAGTCTCAGGCAGAGAAACAGAAACACAATATAAGCCAACATACTCATTCGTAAATGGGGTGACACCCCTATCACCAAAAACTGGAAGATTAACAGAATATAATGTGGGTCTTGACAACCCCCTACTTAGGAGTGCCTGTGCTCTTGGATATGACATCCCAAATAAATATGCTTGTGGAAGTATTTATCAGGTATGTCGAAGACTCTACAAGGAAAATTCAGACCCAGAAACCCAGAGAAGTATAAAGGGAACGCAGGTAACATACTCTTTAGGTCGTCTTGGGAGATGAAGTTCATGAAATATTGTGACCTAAACGAATCAATACAATCTTGGCAGAGTGAAGAGAAGGCTATCTGGTACTATGACCCGGTCGCTAAGAAGAAGAGAAGATACTTTCCAGACTTTATCATATACTATAAGAGAAAAGATGATATAATGGTCACAGAAATGATTGAGATAAAACCTGCCTCACAGGTTAAGGGACCACCAAAGAACCCAAAGAGAAAGACAAAGTCCTGGATGACAGCAGTTCAAACTTTTGTCACCAACAGCGCGAAGTGGAAAGCGGCAGAAGAATATTGTGAAGACAGAGGTTGGAATTTCAGAATCGTGACTGAGAAAGAGTTAGGACTCACCCTATAAATAATAGCATCTACTACATTATATTTCGTAATGGCACTGCCTAAACAGATTAGACCAGAGTATAATACAACCATTCCAAGTTCAGGGAAAAAGATTAAGTATCAACCCTTCACAGTTAGAGAAGAGAAAGTCCTCATCCTCGCGGCAGAAAGTCAAGAGATGGATGAAATCTCTAATGCTGTTGCTAATGTTTTGAATAATTGTATCAGTCATCCAGTTGATTTCAAAATCGATGATCTTGCCATCTTCGATATCGAATACTTGTTTCTAAAAGCAAGGTCGAAATCAGCAGGTGAAACTATCAAAGTTGTCATCCGTGACCCAGATGATGAGAGTTATTCGACAGAACACGAGATTGATATTGACAAAATCCGTGTCGTCAAGACAAAGGAACATACAAATCTTATCGACTTATCTGATGACCTCAAAGTCAAGATGAAGTATCCCGGTCTTGAATTCTTTACAGAAGGTGTCAAGATTGACAACATTGGCGATAGTTTAGAGACCGTGGCTAAGTGTATCTCCTCTATTGTTGTAGGTGAAGAGGTGTATAACTCTGCCGATATGACAAACGAAGAGGTGACTGAGTGGTTGGAGGGTATGACAACGGAACAATTCAAGAAGCTGATGACATTCTTCGAGACGATGCCCGCCATGAAGCACGAGATTAAGCTAAAGAACCCAAATACAGGTAAAGACTTTAGCGTTACATTGCAGGGGCTGGCTGATTTTTTCTAACAGGGATGCTTCATAATAACCTCATCAACTATTATGAACGCATCTTTGCCTTTAAACAATATCATAAGTGGAATATCTCAGAAATTGAGGACCTTCTTCCTTGGGAACTAGATGTTATGACTTCCCTTCTATCCAACTATCTGGAAACAATAGAGATGCAAAGGAAGCAAACAGCGTTGAATCAAGAAGCTATGAGATAACCCGATAAATAAACATAAAGATAGCTGATAATGGCTTCCAGTATTTTAAATCAAATTTACAAAGAGGCTGCTGTAACATCTAAGGGTGTGGTTCAGATGAACCGTACCCTTAATAAAGTTTATGACGATCAAGAGAAGTCAAATAAAAGACAAGATAAGTTTCTCGAAGACTTAAGAAACAGACAAAAGAGAGACGAGAGAGACGAGAAGAAGAGACAGAGTGATTTAAAGAAACTAATTGCTGGGGCTTCAGTAGGGTCGAGAGCAAAGAAGGATGAGAAGGAAGCATTTAACCTCGGTGATGGTAAAGGTCTACTCCCTGCCATTACTGGTGGTCTCACTCTAGCATTCAATCTCTTTAAGGGTCTTCTGATTGCTGGTCTTCTCAACAAACTAAGAGGTTTCTTTAAGTTACCTGGATTTGGTGGCGGTGGTAGAGGCGGTGGACTAAACACCCCTCCCACTAGTGGCGGCGGTAGAGGTGGTAATAGAGGTGGCGGTGGTAATAGAGGTGGCGGTGGTGGCGGTAGTAGAGTACCCGAAGTGGATGCTGGACTTGGTCCCAAGACTAAACCAGCTGCTCCTAAGGGTGGTGGACCCAGGAGTCCCATAAAAACATCACCACTATCATCAAATAATATAAGACCATCAGGAAGGGTACCGGTACCTATCAAGCCAACGATTCCCTGGTGGAAGAAGATGGCCAATGGTATCGGGGGATTCATTAAAGGAGCCAGAGGTTTCCTCGGTCGGTGGGCAGGTCCACTGATCACCTTCGCCATGATGGCGCCAGATATGAAGAAGATGTATGATGAGAAGAGATATAAAGACCTGACAAGATATATCATCTCAGCACTCGCAGGATCTGCTACAGCTGGTATCGCAAGTTCAGCAGTGACTGGTCTGGCTGTCCTCGCCGGTATACCAACCGCCGGTATGGGGGGTATTCCCGTATTCCTTACAGGAATGGCGGCTGCTATGACGGCAGGTAACTTCACTGCGGGGAAGGTTGATGAGTTACTCCTTAACATGGGTCTGGCTGATACGGACCAATCAACAGGAGAACTTCCCGACGAGATACCACAAATGGAAAACCCAGATGAGTTGGGTAATGTTGAATCAAATAAAGAAAAGTATGAGGGTGCCTACGAACATATACAATCACAAAAGAAACAAAAGGGTGGAGGTATCTTTGATGTACCAGGTCATGGACAAGGTGACCAAGTCCCTATGATGCTTCCTCCTGGTGCCTTTGTCCTCAACAGAGTGGCAGCACAGGAGATGTTTGCTCGTGGTGGTTATCCATCAGGTGGGGTTCCCACACTACTGGAGCCCGGTGAGAAGGTGTTTATGCCCGGTGATCCACTGATGGATATGGCGATGTCATTTAACTCGTCATTCTCTCGTTTCCAAACAGGTGGTATGGTGGGACAACCAACCACTGATTCATCCACCGAGAAAGCAACAGACAGAGGTGGAGATAAACTATCAGGACTAGGTGGATCTTCGGCAGTTATTAGTGTTGGTAAGATGTTACAGGGTCAGGGTTTTACCGTCAAAGAACACCCCAACTTTGCTGGCAGGGAGTTTAATGACAAAGGCACAGCAAGAGTTGGTGGACACAGTAATAACAGTCTTCACTATAAGAATCTGGCGGTAGATGTTACCGACTGGAGAGAAGGTGCTTGGCAGGCAAGAACAGCACAACTTGCTGAGAGAATGTATCAACAGAGAGAAGCACTCAATCTGACTCAGATTATTCACGATCCATGGGGTTCGTGGTTTGCCGGTGAATCATCTAAAGGTGGTGCTTATGGTGGTCACGATACTCACCTTCACCTTGGATTTGCTAGTGGTCCCGCATCAGACAAAGGTTATATTGGACCAGGTAATAGTGAAACACCAGGGTCACCCAAACAAGAGGGTGGTATGATGGGTGGACTCGGTGCCATTTTCTCACCAATCACTAGTGCCATCAGTGGTATTCTTGGTAATGATGGACCTGTTGGTAAAATATTCGGACAACTCACAGATCAAATGAATGGTCTGATGGGTAAGGTGATGGAGGAAGTGAATAGTCCAGAAGCAAAGGCTATGACTTCAAATTTGCAAGCAGAGATGAGTAAAATAACCTCAGCAATATCCGCCGAAATGGGTGGAAGTTCCCCCCAGGTTTCACCCACTGCACAGCCATCATCACAACACATGAAAGTTATCAGAGATGCAATGGACCCAGAGTCAAACGAAAGCCCCACTGTAGTTCAGGTCATCCCCTCTCAAGAAGAAACCCAACAAGCAACTGTTAGTGGCACAGCTAATCAGAACCTACCACCAGGTTTGAGTACCAGATGTTCCTCTTGGGCATCAGCTGATTACAGGTACGACAGAAGCCTTAACTGTGAGACATTATGAACGCAGCTATAGCATCAGCATCCTTACTTGGATTTGGAGATAGGCCAGCATCGATTGCCTTTCAAGAGTTTGGGATAACTCTTAATAACATATACACCACACAGCAAAAACAACTGAAGGAAGAAACATCTTCCCGTAAATCCGTCACAGATGAATACAACAAAGAACGAAGAAGTAAAAAGAAAAGTCAATCCGACTTAGCTGATATTCTTTCTGGTCTTAATAAAACAAACTCAGGTAGATCCAAGTCAGGGGCAAAGAATAACAAAAATAGTAATATTATGTCTAAAATTCTACTAGGAGCGGGAGTCGCACTAGCAGGTAAGGCATTATACGATGCTGTATCTACACAGGTATTTGAGGGGGTGAAAGAAACCGTAGAAGATATGGTAGATCCTATTATGGATGTGTTTGAGGAGGTGTTTGCACCAATCAAAAACTTCTTTGGTAGTGGAGAAGATGGCGGTGGTGAAGATACAGCACCAGCAAGTGGAGCTGTGCCATCTACTGGGGTTCAAAATGGTTCGACCAGGGGATCAACCGGCAAAACACAGGCAAAGGAAATAGACTCAGAAGCATCAAACAAAGAAAGATACAAAATAATCTACGATGTAGCCAAGTCAC